CCCCACTCATTTATGAGGGTTATGCCGGGGAGTTTATCAAGCAATTGGTTCGCAACCCCGGACAGTGTGTTCCAACGGATTTACATACGGTATTACAAGAGCAAAATTCCGCTGCGCAGCGTGCACGAAACGCGAAGGAGAAACACCACCTCCCGCGTGAAAACCCATCAGTTATCGTCAATCTTAAAGACGAGGTTTCAGCCGAAATGAAAGCCGCAAGGGGAGTAAATACGGTTGCTACCAGCCACACACACCTGACAGGTGCATACGCAAGAGGCATTAAGCCCATTTTAATGCGTTTTGCATCCATTTACATGGTGGGCAGGAAGCCTGAAGAAATATCGCAGGCTGTGATGTCACTGGCAAAATATTGCCATGATAAAGGACTGCTTCAGTGCGAGACTGATTTCTCGAAGATGGATGAAACCATCTCAGAGTGGTTACGGACATACGTGTTCGAACCGGTTATGATTCGTGCGTTTAACGCTGACTGCTTGGCAGAGTTGAAACAAGTTCTCGCGAACGACACTGAAAGAAAGTGCTACGTCGGGAACAGAGTGATTAACGGTGGCCCGAAGAACTATTCCGGGTCTGGTTTCACCACCATCCTCAACACAATAGTGAACATGTTCACTAAATATTGCGCATTTCGCAAGCTTGGCTTCGGTATTAAGGAAGCCTTCCACAAGATTGGCTTAGTCTTCGGTGACGACGGCCTTTCTGAGGGACCTGAAGGAAAGCCCGAGATGATTGCAAAGTTTCAAGGTGTGTTCGAGGAAGTTGGTAAGGATTTGGGTTTGAAAATTAAACTCAACCTCAAGGAAGTTGATGGAGTTTGGCACTTTCTTGGCCGTGATTACGTTTCACCTCTTACGTCCCCAGTATCGATGGGGACACCAGCCACTGTGCTGCGCAAGTTATGCGTGGCAACATCCAACCAGCCATTGAAGAGGGCGCACAGGTTGAAGGGTTACGAAGTGACCGAGGCACATGTCCCATTGGTAGGCGATTACATTCGCGCCTGCGCTCGCATTTACAATATTGACTTGTCAAAGACAGTCGTCACATACGAGCAGGACAGAGAGCTGTTCCATAAAATAAGGGACGGCCCACCTCCGTACATTAAGGACCGCGACGAGGCATTGCTCATGCCGGCCGTCGCAGCAGGCCTTGGTCTGATGACCGGGGATGTCGTAGGGTACATTGAAGCCTTACAATCCGCACAGTCAGTTGATGATTTGGTGAACATAAAGATACCTTTGGGTGTCGATGAAATCCCAGCTGGCATGATGCGCTGCTAAAGACTTGAATTATTTTGGCTGGCACAATAAATTTTAGTTTATCTTTTACCATTTTCTACCAATGTCTATGATTACCACAAACCGTCGTGCACGCACCGCCGGGGCTGTCGGGACGGCCGTGGTTGCGCTTAACAAAGCGCTACCCATGGCCAAACAGGTTCTTGAAGAATTCAAAAAGTACCGTAGCAATGTCCCCCCAAGGGGATATGCGCCTGCACCATCTAGGCGCACGGGAAAAGGAAAAGGACCTTCACCATCCCCCGCACCTTCCGGCCAGAGCAGTTCTTTTGCTCCGGTTAACCAAGGCTTTTCATCTTCATCGCTCGTCCGTCAAAGGACAATGAGCTCGACTGGGACCACTACTACGATCCGCGGTATGACTGTTTTAGGACAGGTTCAAACTGGCGCCGTTGCGATCGGAACTACCCCGTCTTGTTTATTCTTTGCGTCCAGCAACCCCATAACGTTCGCAGACAGGCTGCAAATTATGTCTTCAACATACGACAAGTTTGTTTACAAGCGCCTTAAGCTTTCGTTCATACCACAGGTTGCTACTTCCACGAACGGGCAAATTGCAGTCGCCATAGACCGTGATTACACCGACGATCCACAGTCAATTTCTTGGGCACAGACTCTTTCTTATGAGTCGGTGGCTAATGGCAGTGTATGGACCTCTCACAGTACCGTCATTGGTCGTGATCCTAACGAGAAACGCACCTATTTTAACAATTTCTTAGGTGGCAGTGATTTGCGCGAAACCGAGCAGTTCAAATTCTATTTGTTCGGCGTCGGCTTACCCGCCGTTACAGCCCTCGGCTATCTTCAACTCGAATATGAGATCGATTTAATTTCACCAGTGTACGCACCAACCGAGTTGGGTTCATCTTTGAGCACTTTTTACATGAACCAATCTACCATTTCCGCTATCTTTGATCCGTTGTCCAATTTTGTGTCACTTACTGGCTTGCCTTCAGCTCCAACGCAAGGCGATCTTTACGAGATCATCTGTCAATATCGCGCCAATATCGGGACCGGCCTGCTCATCGGAGTAGGCGGACCAGCGTATGTACCACCCGCTGGTTCAACACGTGTCTTCGCGCGGTTTCAGAGGATCGGAGCCAGCAATACCTGGGTGATATACCCTGACTACGTCGCTGCAGCAACGTCCAATTCCAACCTGGCGTTATACAATTCTAATGCTGCTAATCGTGATCTTTTCTCATCCGGTCTTTCTACTTGGCGATTCGTAGCCGGTACTAATTCATCGTAGACTCTTCACATTTGTAGAAAAAGAAAACTATTTTGTTGTGAACTCCGTAAGTCCAACAATCTCAAGCAGTGTTCATAAACGCAACTCCATTGCAC